GCATGATATTATCAAGTGTTAACGCCTTCAGTCGTTCTGCAAGATTGGCAATATACGAGTTAATAAATTTTGTTTGGTCCATTATGTATCTCCACAAAGTTGGGGTGGGATTGTCCCACCCCATTCTCATCTATTTATTAGTATGTTCCACCGTCGATATTACCGAACGAAGGAGCAACACCTGAACCACCAGATGTCAGGACTTGACCTGCCGTACCAACTGCAGTTGCTTGGATGCCGCTTGTACCGTTACCGAACAGAACACCGTTAGCAGTCAGAGTTGTTACACCAGTACCACCGTCGCCAACTGCGATTGCAGATGAAAGACCCGAAACTGTTCCACCTGAGAGCGAACCTTCGAGGTTAGCAACAAGAGTAGCAACAGTATAACCAGTCGCGCCTGTGTTAACAGTTGTAGTTGGAGCAGATTGTGAATCCTTAAAGATTTTCCACTTACCGTCTGAAGCATCGCGGAAGATACCTGAGTAAAGGTCTTGCGAACCGCTGGTGTCATACATACCGAAGATACCAAGGTCAACTGCGTCGGTTGCATTGTTGTCATTACCAACGAATACGAGAGGATCGGTAACAGTCAGAGTTGTCGAGTTAACAGTAGTTGTTGTTCCCGAAACTGTCAGGTTTCCTGCAACAGTAACGTTTGCACCTGACATTGTTAGGGCAGTTACGCCAGCAGAGTCCTTGATTGTGTTGGTCGAAACGCTTCCGAAGTCAACATCAGCAGTTGTTCCTACGTCTTGACCAATACCGATTGTTACTGAACCAGAAGAAACCGAAGTTGAAACACCTGTTCCGCCTGTGAATGCAAGAGTTTCGGTAGCAAGCGAGATTGTATCCGTGCCAGTGTCTGCCGAAATATCAAGATCAGTTGAAATTGATTCGTAACTAGCAGCAGTCAGACGACCTTGTGCGTCAACTGTGAAAGTTGGGATTTGAGTTGAAGAACCATACGAACCAGCAGTTACTGCGGTATCGTCTAGATCGATTGTTCCGTTGGTGTAGGTAAGTCCTGTTCCGCCAGTAACGTGACCATCAATAGCAGTTTCTGCCGCAGTTGTGAAGTCATTAACTTGCGATGCAGTAATGTCGATTGTTTGATCTTGTGCAGCAGTCAGACGACCTTGTGCGTCAACTGTGAAAGTTGCAACAGCAGACGCCGACCCATAAGAAGAGGCAGTTACTGTTGTATTGTCAAGATCGATTGTGCCTTCGTTATAGGAAATACCTGTTCCGCCAGATAGATAGTTATCTACTGCATCTTCTACGCGACCAGTTGTGAAGTATTGGTTTGTTGCACCTTCAGCAAGATCGTCGGTGTCGAAAGCAGAAAGATCAGTACCACCATCGGTGAACGAAATTACACCAGTCGCTGAGTCGTATGATAGGTCACCCGAAACGCTGATAGAATCTCTTGCTCTTTCTTGAGTGAAGTATTGGTTTGTTGAACCTTCGCTTAGATCGTCTGTGTCGTGGTTGCTGATATCGCTAACAGTACCAGTAACGGTTGCAGTGATTGTTCCTGCCGAGAAGTTACCCGAAGCATCACGCTTTACGATTGTCGATGCAGTATTTGCATCGGTTGCTGCGTCTACGGCAGCAGTAAATTTCTTACCACCAACAGCATGAATTGCGGCAGATCCGCCTTCCATTGATTCGATATACAGAACAGCATTAGCACCGTTGCCAGATGCGTCCTGTGCATATGCCATTTCGCCTTCTAGGAGGGCAGATGTTGATGGAGCAGCTGAACCTGAACTTCTTTTAATTTGAATAATTGTTGACATTTAGACTATTCCTTCTTGGTTGTCTTATTTAATACGTTCCACCGTCTATATTATCTAATATCACCTCAGATGCAGGGTTTGCTGCTTCCCATTTTTTTGTCGTTGAATTGTATATCAATGTATAACCATCTTGTAAACCTGTTGCATCGACATCAGCAATAGTCTCTAACTTTGCTGCTGCCTTTCTGCTTACTATATTTGTATTTATAGGATTTGTGTTTCCTACTACAACTTTAAGTGTCATTATTTTGTTACCTCTGGATTAATTACAACGATTCCCTCAAGAACTCGTAGCGTTTCGCCTTCGCCTGTAATTTCGATATCATAAACATACCTCCCTGCTTTTATTGCTGAGGTTTGCACCGCAGTCAAGGATATGGTAACTTCACCTTCTTCTGGTAAAGAAATTTCTGCAGTAAAATTAATAGCAGTATTGGTATAATACGATCTACGCATTTGTGCCGCTGCAGTATAATCAGTAAGATCTTTTAGATCTCCGTTCTGATCATTTACCGCAAGAGATAAAGAAAAAGTTGTTCCCTGATCAATGTAGATATTTTGAATTTGTGCCATTCGGAACCCTTATAAATTATACGGTAATATTTATAATAAATGAGAATACTATGCAAACGATTTTGATGCTGAAATATGGTGAAAAATATTCTGCTGCGGACGTAAACAGAATAGTAAATGACACTGGTAGGAAGTATACCTACGTATGTTTTACCGACGATCCGACAGGATTAGATCCAATTGTTGTTGCTTGGCCGTTACCAGATGATATAGAAGGTCATTGGTATAAGATTTGGATGTTCAGTCAACGTGGATTTGGTGATGTTCTTTATCTGGATTTAGACATTCGTATTCAAAATAATATTGATCATCTATGGAATTACCTTGACATTCACCCAACAATCGCGTATACTTATTGGAAGAATAAAGAGTTTCCTGATCATGTCGGAGAGACTCATGGTATGCGCTACTTGAGTAACTACAACTCAAGTGTGATGATGTGGAAAGATGGAACTGTCAAACATATATGGGAACACTTCGAGCGCGACTCTGATTACTACATGGTTAAATACTTTGGTGATGATAGATTTTTGTGGCACGAAGATTTTAGATTTAATTACTTTCCGAAAGGTGAGATATATTCGTTCGTATATGGCGCAGACTATTATGGCATAGATGATCACAATGAATCTTTCTGGTATAGACCAAGTTATACCATAGCATTATTAAATGGATTAGATCAGTTTCCTGGAGCAGATAAAGAATATGATGAACTTCGTATGCATTAAGTGGGGTGATAAGTATCCCGCCAAATATGTGAATAATCTTTACAACATGGTAAAGAAGAACTACCCCAACCTGTTCACATTTACATGTTATACTGATGATACCGATGGTTTAATTTGCGATACTGCACCAATACCAGACGATGGTATTCTACATCCGAAATATTGGTTTGGTAAAGAAACCTTCTGTTTCGATCGAGCAAAGTTCTTAGTATTCAACTCACACAACTGGTTAGGATATGAAGGCAACTGGTGCTACTTAGATCTTGATGTAGTAATCCAAGAAGATATATCTGACATAGAAGAACTTGCGCAGAAACCTCGTATCATTCAATGCCGTTGGCAACCAGAATCTCAGAAACACGACAGATTGTTTATTGAGATTCGCGGAACTTTTTTTAACTCCAGTATGATGCTTTGGCCTGGAAAATCATGCGAACACATTTACAGAGATGTTTTAAGTAATTCAGAATCCGTATTCAAAACTTTCTTTAAGGGAAGTGACAACTATCATTACTGGAGGCAGAGAGATTTCTGGAAAGATATTCCAGGTGGTTGGATTTATTCTTGGAATCGAGGCAAGCATCATCCCGACGATGTCAAACGATTTAAGTTTCGACCAGATGCTAAGATCTGTTTGTTCAACACAGACAATGTTCCACATCCATCCGCCAGAGAACAGGAAGAATTATCTGACTGTTTAGACGAAAACATTATTAGATTATGGAACTGCGAATGAGAGTTAATTACGTCTGTTGTAAATGGGGGACGAAATACTCTGCGGAGTTTGTCAATCGTCTTTATCGAATGACAAAGAAACATACTCCAGATAATTTTGAGTTTCACTTCTATTGCTACACAGACAATAGTGAAGGGTTTGACGCTGAAATTAAAGTAATTGACTTTCCAGACATTCCCGACATCCATCCGAAATACTGGTTCGGATCTGAGGATTTTAAATATGGCATGGCACGTTGCTGGGATCGACCAAAGACTTTTATCTTCAATACCCACAACTTCGCAGAAGATAAACCAACTGGCAGATTTGTATTCTTCGATCTGGATGTAATTATTCAGAACGACTTATCGCCAATCATCACCTATGACCTAGAGAATCCTACCAAGTTGCGCTCTTGGTGGCAGGATCCACGTCCCATGAAGTCTCGCAATTTCAAGTTAGCACACGGGGCATATACTAATGGTAGTTGCATGGTGTGGTCGGATGATCAGACAGAGTGCATCTGGCAAGATGTTCTAGAACACCAAGAACGTATTTGGTTCACGTTTACAGATGGAACTGACAACTATCACAGTTGGCGTTGGGGTGACTTTAGTGATACTCCACTTTGGGCACACTTCCCAAGCACATTCGCCTACTCATACAATCGCGGTCGCAACTGGCACGAAGGCGACTTAGAAGTAGGAATATATAGAAAGGACTGTATCCTCTGTGTGTTTAATGTTGACTTACTTCCATTTCAGGACAACAGCAGAGGTAAAGTGAAGCAAGAGTCGCTCGTCGACCCTGATCTTTTAGAGCATTGGAATGTATGATGATTAATATTTACACAGTAAAGTGGGGTGGCAAATATGGTCCAGAACATGTCAACCGTGTTTTTGATCAATGCCGTGAACACATAACAACAGATTTCAATTTTTACTGCTTAACTGAACATCCACTAGATCTAAATCCAGAAATTACTGTTATCCCTTTACCAGAAAATAACTACTACGAGAAATGGTGGAACAAACTGCATTTATTCGATCGCAGGATAATTAGGCAGCAAGGTGAAAAATTATTTTTAGATTTGGATATTGAGATCCAACAGAATATTGACTGTATTGTAGATTACGATACAGTGGATAAATTGACGTTCGTCCGTACCCACTGGCACAACATGAAGAAAATGAAAACAGACACAAAGGATATTCCGCACAAATATACGGATCTCAATTCTAGTGTTCTGAGATGGAACGACAGATTAGATATCGATAAGATTACCAAATTCGTCAGGGATTATCCCGACCAGATGTTTTATTATTATCGAGGACTCGACAATCTATTTGGTCATCAGAGAGAACGTCTGCTAAAGATTAATTTTTTCCCAGATGGTTGGGTGTATAGTTACAACTACGGATATATTTGGCCAACAGATGTGAGAGAACAAGTTATCCGCGAAGAACCACTTATTTGCTTATATGATTCAATGGAAAGACCACAAGATGTTAAACTATAACTATTTGAATAATTACCGAAATTGGGGCGATGGATTAGAAAAGATTGCACACGAGATGCCGTGGAAGCACGAGGATTTTCGTAAGTCTATGAATCCAAATACAATGGATGCTGCTATCTGGTTGGTTGAAAATCTTCAGGAAGTCACTCAAGACCCCGATCCATTGAATATTACTATTCTAAATTCTTGGTTAGGATTTCCGCTGGTTCCGCTTCTGTGTGAAAATCTAAATGTTAAGAAAATCAACTTGATCGATATCGACAGAGATGCACTAGAACTATCAAAGGTATTCAACCGTTACTATAATAATGATAGAGGCATCGAACTCAATCACATCAACTGGGATATTCCTTTTGCATATCATGACATTAATGCATTAGAAACAGATGTTGTCATTTCTCTTTGTTGTGAGACCATGTATCCTTTGAAGAAAATGACGACAGCAAATCCAGATTGTATCTTTGCATGCCAGTCATCTAACGTATTCAAAGAAATGTATGGTATTAATTGCGTACCAACGATCGAAGAGCACATCGAGAATATTGGAGTTACTGATGTTTTTTACGAAGGTAAGATCGAACAGTCCTACTGGTCTTGGGATGGTAAGGTAAACTTTGATCGATTCATGGTAATAGGGAAGAAATGATATGGCAAGAGCAAGGATTGTCGCACCTCCACCGCAAGATTATATACCTGAACCATTAGTACCACCACCGCCTCCACCCTGGATGGATTCTCCACCTGAGGAAGTAGTCGCGGAACAATGGATAGAGGGCAATCTAGAAGAAGAAATTGTGAGCAATGAACCTTCTCCAGAAGAACTAGAGAAGGAAAGAATTGCACAAGAAAAATATGAAGAATTGCAGCGAAAGAAAGCAGAAGAGGAATCTAGAATTTCTGCCGAGTTGAAAAGTTTACGAGAAGAAAACCAAAAACTTATTCGCGAAAAAGAGGCAGCAGAAAAAGCACGAGAAGATCAAATTGTAAAGACCCGACAACAGGCAACTGACCAAAAAACTACTCAGTTGAATATGGTAGAAGCAAGAAAACCTTCTCTACTCAGTAGAATAAAAGATTACTTTAGACGCAGAAGAATCCAACTTGCTACCGTACCACGTGCAAACTATGAACAAGCAATTATTAACCAAGCAACAGTTGCCGTTCCAAAAATGTTAGATGAGATTGAAAAGATGCACGAAAGTTTAACTATCCTTGAAGAACTATTGGCAAAGCATAAAGAACGTGAAAAGATTAACCGAAGTGAGAAGCATCCTCGCCAGTAATATCTTCAATCATTGAGCGCCAAATTTCTAGATGCGGCACAACATAACCTAATGTTAATCTCTTTGCAGAGTTACCACAGCAGTGATAAACAATTTTATTAGGATCGCTGCGGTCACCAAAATATCCAACCTTACATGACCAACCAACAGGATCCACCATAGTAACGATTTCTTTTGTTACTGGATCTAAGTAGCGGAAGTATCCACCATTTTCTTCTGCATTATATGTGATCAGAATATTGTATCCTGATGCATTCCAGTTGGTATGCCATCCCATGAAACCATTTTCGGGATAGTAAGTAAACACAGCATTGTTTCTAGCGCCGAGATAACTGATCAGTTCTCTATTGGTTTCTTGTTGCCTTCTGCCATATTCAGAAGGGAACCATGGTTGTCCGTGTGCCTGTGACATGTCAGTACACCATGCTACATCTGGAAACCCGACATGTCGTTCGCCCTTACCAACGATATGGTTTAGATATTGTTCATCGGTAGCAGTGTCGACTGTCAATCCACCGCGACGCTTTTCTTGCATATCTTCTGGACCCAACACAAGATGCTGATCATTTTGGGCGAAGAACCATTCTGTGAATGGATCTAGAATATCGCTTAGTTCTTTAGAAACTGATTTTGTAAATTGTAACATGCTTGTCCTGTTTAACTTAGTAAAGAATGTGGAATTGTGTAATGATAAATCACTACTGGTTGCCCCTGTAATTCTTCTTTTTTATATCCGGAAACAAAGTTCCACCTAGCATCTGGATCAGGGAATCTGGCAGTCTTAACACCAAAATCGTAATGATTCAGAAGTCTCCACATTGTGAAGGTATCCCACTGTAGCGCAGATTCGGGATAATGTTTACGATCCCATCCTGGTTTATTCTGCTCCCAATACTCACCATACCATGCACGCATAAGGTTTAATGTTTGTTCATTATTTCGATAGACGAACAACCCACAGTGCTCAGTCATTTCTTCCGTATCAGATAACTTAGTCAGTGCTGCGTTATATGGACGATTGGCAGTGAAGATGATATCGATATCCTCTGGGATCTGGTCGAAAATCTTTTGGATATCTTCATGTTCGACTTCGGTGTCGCAATCCATGTAAACTGTCAGATCGTATGGAGTTTGATCAAGCGCCCACAGTTTTGCTCGCTTGTCCCGTGGGACATTTTCAGTAATGA